GTCAACATAAACCTTGAATCTTCGCAAGAACCCATTAGAATCTTCAAAATTATATAGGGTATAATACTTTTTAGCGTAGTTTGTTGCAAACCAATCAACAATTCTTAAGGAAATTTTTGATTCTCCTGTAATTATTTTTAGCATAGTATTCAGATTTTCTTCATTCTTATAAAAGTCCATCAAGTTATTTAACAATAAATCATTTTGCGTTGTATATCCACTTGTCGCCATTATTAAGATACTTTGTTGTCTTTTTAAATACTTATTGTCAAATTTTAATAAACACTGATTTATTAAAATTTTTATATAATATAAATATATAATGGATTTGTCTAAACTTTGCACACCTGCGTTGGTTTACTTTGTCCTTGCCGCCATAAGCCTTGTTATTGCATTGTTCAAAAACTTTCAACTTATGAGTCTTATAACTAAGGGCATCTTTATTGCGGCCTGGACTTGGTTCTTGAACTTTTTATGTTCCAAGGGATACAAGGGTATCTCTTGGTTCTTAGTGTTGTTGCCATTTTTGCTTATGCTTGGCGTTTTTGTCATGGCTATGGAAGTTGTTAAGACTGCTTCCAATTCAATGATGCCTGCCACCAATCCTGGACAAAGAGCCAGAGAGGCCATGGGTATGATGAGTAAACCCATGTAAACCACTTAATTTTCTTCTCTGAATTTCTCCTTTTCCAAAGATGTACTAATAGGCTTTAAAAAATTTTCTTGAACCATAACGTCTTCAAGATAATTTCTTTGCATGAATGGATTCATGCCTATTTGACCAACCATTTCTCTCTCTGCCATTTTATTATATGTATTCTCCCTCTTATTCATAGGCTTATCTGGATTAACAAACACTTGTTGCTCCTCTAAACTCCAAACATCATTTTCAGATAATAGTGCTTGTTGAAGCGCAACGTTTGCATTTTGTTGTGGGTTGTCGTCGTAATTAATTTGAGATTCAAATTGTTGTTGTTTAATAACTTTTCTAGCGCTTTTTTGATATGGTTCTCCTTGGGTCCATTTCCACTCTATCCAATCATTCCATGTTACTTTTTTGTTTGATTGTGAATTTTCCATTATAATATTTAATTTATATTATAATGTTTAACTTTTAACAATATTTAATTGTTTTGTAAATAAAAAAGCATCCTTTCCAGTTCTTCGCCTTTTTAAATTGCACGCTAGACATGAAATTACTAAATTTCCTTCATTGTGACCCATATCATTATCAATTCTGTCTAAAGTCCATTGATTCATTTCTCTCACAATGTCGTAGAGTAAAAAGGTTTTCTCCCGGCAATAATGACACAACATATTGCTTTTATTTAAAAGTTTGATCGTGTCTTCGGTTTTAATAAATAATGATTCGTTATATCTCTTCTTTAAAATATCCTGTTGTTTATAACTTGCAAGTTTCTTATTTATTTGATTCAAAATTTGTGGACGATTGTCTTGCTTTAAAAATATATACGTTTTCTCTTGTAAGTCCTTTACAATTGACTGTTGGTTTTCTAATAAATAATAATCTTCAGGAATACCCATTTTTTCTGCAGCTTTTCTAATTTTTACAACTTTTTCTTCTTTTTTTAGCTTTGTTATTTGATATCTATTGGACGTTCCTTGAATTGTTATTTTCTTTTCGTCCTCCATATTTAATATCTAACTATAATTTTTATACACTTTTTAACCAATCAAGATAATATCTATATATTGAAAAGTGAATTAAACTTAAACCGATATAGTATAGTATATGGCAACAACAGAAACAAACAAAGACGAGTGCATTGAACTCAAAAATATTAAATATAAAACAATGCTGCTAAGTGGCACCGCTATGCCGGAAACTAAATCTTCCAGCGATCTTAGTAACTTGGAAAAGTTTTTGGAGGACAATAAATTAAATAAACAAAATGAGCCTTGGAGCAAATTGGATAAAACAGTCAAGACCAAAAAGCTACTTCAATACACCGAAGAATATGCAAAGAAAAATAATTTAACTTCAGAGGAAGAAAGCGCTTTATACGCCTTTCTACGAGACAGTTTGGATAGGAAAAAACTGCAGCGAGTTAAAGACGTTGATTACGACAAATTAACCGGAGAAATAAAGGATATTCCTGCATTGCATTTTAATAAGGCAACCAATCATTTTACGCTTAAAAATATTGATAAACGCGTTTCAACGTTGAAAAGTTTGCCACCAAAGAAGGGTACAAAGGGAACAGTAAAAAGCGCGGCAATCACCATTGAAAACTCGGATTCAGATAATGATAATTGTTAATAATATAAACAGATAACAACATAATATATAGTGAACTATTATGTTGTTGGGAGAGCTTGAAGAACTATTGGATGTTCTTGACGATGTTATTCCAGAAGAAGACGTCGCATTAATCCCCGTAGAAGAAGAAGAAGACATTATAAATACAACTATGCTATTATTGACCGATTATATTGATGAAAATCCTTCTGCAGTTTCTGAACCTGATTTTCACGAGACAATGATTGAAAACGTTAAAGACTTGTTGTTTATTCATTTTGATAATTTTTTTGAGACTAACGCGGATTTGGAAGAAGAGTTGGATGATATTATTGATATTGCCGTAGATTTGTTTTATATGCAAATTATTCCTAGGCGTTCTTATAACGACACTTTTGAAAAGAAGATGAGTCAAAAGGAAACCGAACGCGTTAAAGCGAGATTGATTCAGTTGGCAAACGTACCGCAAGCAACACAACGGACAAAAGAGTGGTATGAAACCCGGCACAAATTGATTACTGCAAGTAACGCATATAAAGCTTTTGAAAATGACTCTGCCAGAAATCAGTTGATTTACGAGAAGTGCCAACCACTTCTTATTGAAGATTTAGATGCAAAATCTGAGGCAGTTAACACAACAACGGCAATGCATCATGGGCAAAAATATGAACCGGTTTCTATAATGTATTATGAAGACCGTTTCAAGACAAAGATTTCGGAGTATGGATGCATTCAACACGACAAGTACAAGTTTCTAGGAGCTTCTCCAGATGGAATTGTAAGTGACGCATCTTTGCCAAGATTTGGAAGAATGCTTGAGATTAAGAATATTGTAAACCGTGACATAGATGGAATCCCCAAAAAGGAATACTGGATTCAGATGCAGTTGCAGATGGAGACTTGCGACTTGAATGAATGCGACTTTTTGGAGACTAGGTTTGTTGAATATGGGTCGCACTCCGAATTTAAAACTGATGGAACATTCCTTACATCCGAGAAGGGAGAAAAGAAGGGCATTATTATGTATTTCTCTTCGGCAGAAGGGAAGCCCAAATATGTGTACAAGCCGTTGAATATGGTTGAAGAATATTATGATTCTAATTGGGAGCCAGAGCAGACAGCCGAATGCAAAAAAAATGGTTTTACGTGGATTAAGAATATTTATTGGCGGTTGGAAGAAGTAAGTTGTGTTCTTGTTTTGCGGAACAGAAAGTGGTTTCAAGACAATATTGGACAGCTTGCGAGTGTGTGGGACACGATTCTGAAGGAGCGTGAAACTGGATTTGCTCATAGAGCGCCAGTGAAGCGCGTTAAAAAGGAGGCGCATGAAATGGAAGAGGTTTGTTTGTTGAATTTTGATAAGTTAACTGGAAAGGTAACACTCGCTTCAAGTAGTGGAAAAACAAGCAGATCAAATTCCCTTGTAGATGGTCCTTTTTTCAAGGTCCGGACAGAATCTTTTGATGAAACAAAAAACCAGGTTCTTTAAGTTACAAAAATGTAATTGTTTGCTTAAGATAACAAATTGTTATTTGTTATTTTAACTTGATATTGCAAAGAGTGCAAAATCCAAAGAATATTATTTTGATTCTAATTGTTCAGTAAGGGCGGAAATTCGAATTAAAAAGGGGTCAAAAGTGTTTCCAAAATCAAAAAATGGACAAAAAAAATGTCCAATTTTCCAAAACGGAAATACTTTATGAAAAAGGGGTCAAAATTTCCCCCTTGTGAGCTTAATGGTTTTAAAAACTTTTGAAAATCGGAAAAAAGTGTTACGCTAATTTTTCAACATTTTTGCGGAAAAGGATTTAGGAGAATTTTCTGTCCTCTATTTAGGAGACAAATGAATGACAAAATTTCTCAAAAATTCTCAGAAACTCTCAGGTGCAAATGTTGTGACTATGAATGCTCTAGGAAAAGTGATTTCAAGAAACATTTATTGTCTAGTAAACACAAAAAGAATGACAAAATAGTGACAAATGGTGACATAAATTTCTCAAAAGTCTCAGAGCAAGTGTTTGCCTGCGAATGTGGTAGGGAATATAAGCACCGCCAAGGTTTATGGTCTCATAAGAAAAAATGTCTAGGGGAACAACCGCCTGAAAATAACGTTGTATTAGATGCGCAACAACCCACAAATGAGTTGGTTATGTCGTTGTTGAATCAAAATATGGAATTACAGAAGCAAATTATAGAACTTTGCAAGGAAAAGAACACAGTTATTATTCTTTCCTCC